TACACCCTGTAAAGTAGCGAGGACGAAGTATGCGACGAACCATCGTATTAAATTCAGTATTACTCATCTTGCTAGAAAACAATTCTAATAAAGCAAATGAATTAATCGCATTACTAAGTTTAGTTTGATTTTCTTCTGAATAGTATTGACGACGTGCTTCACCAGAGATATTTTCAAATCCATCATACTGAGTTGTAAATGCAAATACTTGATAAGGAATCTGAGCACGATTACAAAACATCACTAGACTAATAACCTGTTTGACAGTATCTTCCAATACTCCATCCATAGAGCCAGACCAGTCTAGCAAGAAAATCATACCATGGTTTTTACCTTCTGGTAGAGTCATTACACGTTTGAATAAATCATCACTTAATTTGTAAGACCAAATTTTCTTCATATCCAATGAACCGATCTTAGAAGTTTGAGCACGTTTGTAAAGAGTAGCACTCTTACGCATCTCAAATTCTTTGACCAAATAGTTTACCACACGTGTTGATTCTTGTTTGAATTCAACGACACGTTTGAGATCTTCTTCTAACAGTCGTTCTTCAATTTCAGCTGTCTCGCTAATAATTTGTTTGAATCCAATAATAGGATTCCACAAGAATTTATCATCAAGAGTGTAATAGTTATGCTGAGTTGATTCATCAGCAAGTTCAGCCAACTTCTCTGAGAAAATTTCTTCAGTTACAGATTTGATATCTTCTTCAACAGCTTCTTCTTCGAGTTGTTGTTCTTGTTTGCGATCTTCTTCAGTGCGACCTAGACTAGACTTAGGTATATCGATGCTATCACGAAAACCACCATCGGTATTGTCAGGATCATAATCTTCAGCGTCTTCAGCATCCTCAGTATCTAAGTAATCATCACCATAGTCTTCATCTTCACCATCAAGATATATTACATCATCATCTTCTTGATCAGACTCTTCAAATGGTTCCATCTGTTTTTGTTCTTCACGACGTTTCTGTGCTTGCTCTTTTGAGAATGCATAAATTTCGTGTGCCAAAGATAAAACATCTTCTGGTGTTTCAGTTTTCTCGGCACGAACAACAAATTGTTTTTCTTCAGATGAGAAAGTTACACCACAGGAATAACCAGCTTTGAAGTAAAGGTTTATGCGATCAATTAAAATGAGAGAATTTAAATTTGGGATTTTCTTAATACCAAAAAAATCTCGCTCATTTAGTTGCCTGTATCCTTCGTTCATAATTTTACGGATACCAGGATATTTGCGTTTGATTAGTTTCTCAATACGCACGTCTTCAACTACATTAATATATGGGAAGATTTTTCTTTCTTCAGCTGACATCGTCAGCATTTCTTGGTCAGTGTAAAGTGCGTGACCAACTTCATGACCCACAAGCATTTCTTCAACTTCTGGCGTCATATCTTTCCACTGAGGAATTGTGAGCACACGGGACTTGACATCAAAAGATGCAGTTCTGGTGCGTGCACGAATCACAGTGATGTTCTCGGTCGCAAGAAGTTTTGCGCCTAGATCGGTTGAGTTCAATTTCATATAGTTGTCCTTCTCAGTAGACTCAATTATACACGACTTCTGAATTAATGTCAAGCGATTGTTGTGGGAATGCAACGCTGTACTCATACTCGGTAAGCATGCACTCGACTTCTTCACGATTTGCAAGTTTCAAACGATCGGTGAAAACCACATAAGACTGCAAGTTGTACTCTTGAGCCAGTTGGGCTAGTTCGAAGTCGGTAAAATCATTCCACATATTTAAGTCCCTTTCTTGATTCAATAGAGTAATTATACTCCATATGTGTATTAAAGTAAAGGATTCCCCTACAGGTCGTAGGGGCTTACGTAAGTCGTTGATTTTAAAGGGTTTTTTAGGCTATTATCGAGAAATCGTTGCGTTTTTCGAATTTGATGACTGATCTGAATTTGTCAAATAGCTGGTCACCTTTATGGCTGATCACGAAAATGTTCGCTTTGTCACCAAACTGATTCATCAAGTTCAAGAAATAATCAGTTCCAGAAGTATCAAGTGACGAATCAAAGATCTCATCAAGAAGAAGCAGGTTTGTGTTTACTGAATTTTTCATCTTGGCAACCTGACGCCAAGTAAAAAGGATAGCCAAGTCAATACGCATCTTCTCGCCTTCAGAGAAACTTGCATAGGTAAACTCATCACGAAAACGTGAACGAATCTTCTCATTGAATGCTTCATCAAGTTCAAAGTGTATATAGGTATCCATTGCGTTTAGATACTTATTGATCAACTTGTTCATTACAGGAAGATACTCACGAATGATTGCAGTCTTGATACCAGTGTCTTTCAAAAGAATTGAAGCCACTTCTTCAAGATTGCGATGCTCGGCTAAAGCAGTTTTCTCATTGATCATCTGTAAAGCATCTTGCGCAAGTTCTTTTAGTTTGCGTTTTTCTTCATCTACGTTTGTAGTATCAGCTTTAGAAGATTCAATCTCAGCTTGCAACTTAATGTTCTGTTTATTAAGCAGTGTAACTGTACTGTTGTGTGTGGATAACTCAATGTTCTTATCAGTAATTAAACCAAGTACTCTATTAATTTCTGATAACTGTTCGTTTAGGTTAGTTAAAATCTTATCAAGTTCATCTGTCTGAGTATTTGTTTCTTCAATCTTTGCGTTTAGTTCTTCGATAACTTTATGTTTATAATCTTCACCAATACCTTGTGAACAAGATGGACAAACATCATTCTCAGTAAAGAATTCTGAATGCGTTTCACAATGTTCAAGTCTAGCATTCAATTTACTTCTGATATTCTTAGCTTGTTCTATTTCATTGTCGATCGTAGTTTTACTAATAGTTGCGTCTTTAAGTGTTTGTATCTCAACCGATATTGTGTTGATGTGATTTTGCGACTCGATAATTGATAGTTCATTACTTGCAAGTGTGTCGACCAATCTACCAATACTTTCAGATTTGGCTTCTGTAAGATTTTTGATAATAGTCGTTTGACTATCAACCTTTCCTCTGGCGATTTTAATATCCGATTCAATCTGCGCAATTTGTTGTTTAGTCTCATTGGCTTTCTCCTTCAATAACGAATTCATTGTAGAAAAGATTTTAATGTCAAGAATATCTTCAATCACTTCTCTACGTTGATTGGATGGCAACTGCATAAAAGGAACGAACGAAGCCGACCCAAGAATAACTACTTGAGTAAATGTTTTGTAATTTAACTTTAGGATTTGTTGTTCGAGGACTTTTTGATAGTCTCGTGCTGCTGCATCTTGGTTGAGCATAACACCATCACACCAGATCTCAAAGATATTTGGTTTTATGCCACGTACAATCTTGTACTCTTTAGAACTTATGTTAAGTTCAATTTCAACTACGCAGTTCTTGCCATTGATAGAATTAACTAACTGCGCTTTATTGATATTGCGGAATGGCTTACCAAACAAAGAAAAACAAAGAGCATCTAAAATAGTAGATTTACCCTCACCATTTTTACCAATAATTAAAGTAGTCGGAGATCTATCAAGAAGAACTTTATTGGCAGAGTTGCCAGTTGATAAAAAGTTTTTCCATTCAATACTTTTAAAAACGATCATTCACTCTTCCATTTCATACCCAATGATTTATATATGAATTTCATTATAAAATTAGGTTTCTTTTTAGACACAATAGTAATAGGCATCGCATCAACATTAATAGTAAACGATGGATTACCAAGGTTATTGGACACAGTAGCCCAAGTAGTTGATCCACCATTACTAATCAAAAAACTACCACTAGTAACAGAATTCTTTAACTGTTCATTTCGCTTATCTACAATATACTTTTCAGTTAATGTAAAATCTAAATCAAGTTCAATCTGTTCAGTTAATGGAAAGAAAAACTTAATCTGTTCTTGATACATCACACTACCTCAATGTTAACTGCCTCAGTATAAAGAGACTTCATAAAGTTTTTAACCTGTTCTTTGTCTACATCAGTTTCAATGGATTCAATATAGTTGGATAAAACAGAAAGTGTATCTTCAAGATTTATTTCTTCACCAACTTCACCATCTTCAAACTCAGACAGGTCTTCAACAATTTTAATCTCAGCGCAACCTTTATTATACAACTTTTGAATAAATTTGTCAAATTTATAATAGTCAGTTTTGTTTACAACGATTAACTTTACAAATTTATCAGTTAAGTCAATGGCATCAAGATCGATGGGTATCTTTTCTTTGTCGTCGTATTCGATTCTTGAGAACATTGTATAAGGATTGTTAATGAACTCGAGTCCTCTTGTTGAGAGATCAAACAAGTGGAATCCTCTGGGATCGTTATAGTCCTGCCAAGTAAGTTCGTAGGGATTGCCCAAATAATAAATGTGGTTGTCGTTAGACCTATGGTGGTAATGACCACTAAAAACAAGATCGAACTTATTAAAAACTTCTTTAGAAAGTCCTTCATGAGATTCCATTCCTCTGTACATTGCGAAGCCAGAAATCTCAAAGTGTCCCATACAAATTTCGGCTTCAGTTGAAGTTAGCATAGCCAAACTTTCTGTATAGTTCTCTGGACAGATCCAAGGCATCATACAGATTTTAGTATCATCTATTATGATCTCGCTTGGAGAATCAATCACTGTTATATTTGAATACTCTTTTAAAAGTAAGTCTGGTGAGTTTACGTCATTAGTGTTCTTATAGTAAGTATCGTGATTACCAGCCAACATATAAACACGAATACCCATTGTTTCCAATTTATCAAAGAACATATCTTTGGTTCTTTGGAGTGAGTAAAAGTTGACATATTTGCGTCTATCAAAGGTGTCACCAAGTATAAGAACAGTATCAATCCGATGAAGTTCAAGAGCAGGAAAAAAAGTATTGTCATAAAATTTTTGAAAGAAGTCTAGGAAGGCAATACTGTCATTCCTTGCTCCAAAATGCTGGTCGGTTATTATTGCTAGTTTCAACGTCAATCTCCATAGTTTTAATTTTAGAACAGTTATCTAAAATCCAAAAAGTAAGCGAATCAAATGTTTCGAACTCATCTTCCATTATATGATCATTTATAAATGTAATGCGAATTCTAATCATTTGGCATCAATACAGTTTCAATAACATTACCAGTGCCAACCTTTCTTCCAAAAGAAGTTGCTTCTTCTAGCGTTTTAAAAACTTTGACACCAACAGTATTTGTGTTGTTTAAATAAAATCTTACTTTATACATTATACGAACCCCATCTTTCTTTCTGAAGGTTTATTAATTCGCTGATTAAAAATTTCAGCGATAGAGAATTCAACAACTTCACCAGCCTTGCGTTCAGGTATTGTTGCATCTAGTTTCTCAGCTAATTTATTAGCATCAAACAAAGACAATGGTTTAAATTCAAGGATATCAAAACAACGTCCTGGACGAATTAATGCAGGATCGATATCACGAATGGATGGTAAGTTAGTGGAGAAAATCATCTTCTTACCTTTAGTAGTAACAAGACCATCACCTACGTTTAAGAAACGATGCATCATTGTATTTCCTTCGCTTCTTGATTTAAGGAATGCATCACTATCCTCAAGAATCATCATTGTTTCTTCACCTTCAATGAAACGAGCAAAGAAACTATCTTTCTCAAGAATTTGAGAATCATAAGAAACGATAGCAGAAGAGTTTGTAGATGCAAGTAAACCACGAATAAATGTAGTCTTGCCAGTTCCTGGTGGTCCAATCAACAATAAAATATTTGCCGATGAAGACACATATCTTTCATAGTAAGAATCAAGAGATTCACCTTTAAGGAAAGGATACATTTCCTCAACTGGAAGGCGATCACGATTCAAAGGAACATTAACTGATTGTCCATCAGTTCCATAAACCCATTCAATGTGAGAAGTAACAATATCAAATTGTTCTTCAACAATATCAATAATACTGTTACAAAAATTAATGTCACCAAATGCACGAACTGTAGTAGTGTTACTATCAACATCATATTTCAGATAGTTATCAGTCGTAGTGTCAATAATAAAACCATTAGATGAATTACCTTGGACACAAAGAAAATCTTTGAAATATTCTTCTGCCCATTCAGCCCAATGTTCACGATTGCATAAAACATTGGTTTGACGATGAACAGTATTTTTGCCATCATCTACTCTACGTTTTAAAACTTCTGATGTGAATAAATCATCAATATCAGATACGCCTAAAAATATTTGTTCGTTATTTTCCATAATATGTTTCAAATTAAATTGGTTATCGAATGCATCATAAGTAAAACGCTTCAATGTTCGTTGCGAACTTTTCCTACGAATACGTCTTCTTGTAGTTATATCACGTTCTATTTTGTGTACTAAATTATGCCATGGGAGGCTCATTGTTGTTACTTTCATTTATAAACTCATCAAGATTAGATTGCGCTTTTTTCTTTCGCTTTTCTTTTTTACGTTCAATAAAGTCATCGAAATTTTGATTTGCTTGCATAAAGTCAAGATATGCATTATGAAATTGTCCATCGTCATCATGATCTTGTGTTTCAAACTGTTCAAAATCCATATTCTGAATCAATTTACTTTTAACATATGATTGTTTCTTTTCAGTTCCAATCCTTCGAATAAATGCGTAGTAAATGATCTGAGTAAAATATGCAAAAGGATTACTGGATTTTGCAGGATCAAAGTTATTAAAATATCGTAAACTGGTTTCAATTCCATCTGAGATCATTTCTTCTCGATAGGAATAGTTTATAAAGTTTGGTTTATAAGATAGATGGTTTGCGATCTTCAATAAACAATCACCAAGGTAGTTAGATAGTTGAATAGGAGGTAAGTCCTTTTCTTTAGCATCCATTACCTTTGCTCGGTGTTCAATGATTGCTTTTAAAAATTCTTCGTTGTCAATGTAATGAGCCACAAGAGTAAATCCTTTTTCGAATAACAGTAGTCATTATACTACAGAACAAGAAATAAAGCAAATATATTTTTATTGTAATGCAAGAGAGAAATATATTTTACTTTTATTTGACAAAGGAGTAAACTAACAGTGTTAGGGTTGATGAACGATCTATTAGTGTTTAGTCTCGTTACCTTCAATAAAGTATCTTACTTCTTCTTCCTCTTCTTTTGTGTTTGTTACAGGCGCATCGGCTATAGCTTGAAGCATTTCTATCCTGCGACGAATTTCTTCCAATGACAATGGTGGCTCTTCTTCGTCATCAAGAATCTCAACTCTTCCAGATTTGTTTGATCGAACTAAAATTGTATTCTCTTGTTCTGATACTAGACGAGTATAATGTGGGATCATGACGTCATGCAATTTTTTAACAAACATAATACTTGACTTTGGGATTGTGTAATTTGTATCATCAGAAAATTGACACAGTGGAGATGCCGTAACATGTTCTTGTGCTCTTCCTCTATCTATAAAAGGAATCGTTTTGATTACCATGGGATGATTAAGTTCTACGTAATTTTCATCTTCATTCGTTAAAGTTGCCATTACGTTTTCACCAGAAACAAGTTTTATAACAACGACTTCTTGGTCAATCATATTTCTACCTCCACGAGTTTAATTTCAAACTGCTCTTCAGCATAAATTTTGTAACGCTCTGCAGCATGATTTAATGTATGGTTTTTCCATGACTTCCAGTGCAGATCGTCTGCAAGGTCATAAAGATTACAATGAGTCTTTCCTTCTTTAAGGCGCAACCCACGTCCAATACTTTGTAAGTTTCTTATCTTACTTTTAGATGGTGACGCAAATATAACATTTTCAATCGAAGGAATATTAATACCAGTCGAAAAAGTCCCAAACGATGCAATAATGATAGCATCCGACTCACCTTCGGTGATATGCCTAATTGCCTCACGATCGGAGGTCTCAGTACCCCCATAGACGAAAAATACTTTTCTTTCAGAGTTCGCTTTTTCTTTAATCCGATCATACAATATCTTTCCATGTTTTTCAACATATTGGAAAAGCACTAAAGTATTTCCTTCAGATTTTATTGCAAGGTTACGTATAAATTTATTTCTTGATTCATTACTAACAATAAAATCCATCTCTTCCTGATAGGACATATTTTTTTGTGCTTTACGTATTTCTTCAGAATACTTTAATATAACGCACATTATATTTAGGTTTGATAGTCTGCCTGAATCCATCAATGCTTTAGTTGTAGTAACTCTATGCATTGGACCAAATATTCCCTCAAGAACAAGACGATGAATTTTTTTATTATCAAGAGTTCCTGTAGTACCAATGCGATAACGTATGCTATCCATTTTGTCCATTACGCTAGTTAATGACTTGGCTTTAAACTGGTGTGCTTCGTCACCAAAGATAACATCAAATTGTTTGAACCAAGATTTTGGTTGTAGATATACAGATTGCCAAGTTGTAATTAAAACATCTTTGGTAAAATCTTTTGTGAATCCACTGTAAAGTTTTTGACAGTTTAAATCTACTGGCCATTTATTTGCACTGGAGTAGTCTTCAAAGTCAGTGTATAATTGTTCAACTAAAGAAGTTGTTGGAACAATGATTATACACTTGCGTGCTTTAGAAAGATGCCAACGCATTGCTGTGTAAATAATAAAAGACTTACCAGAAGCTGTTGGTGAAAGTAGTAAGGTTCTTTCTTTATCAAGAGCAGTTTGAACTGCTTCTATCTGATAGTCACGGATCTCGATAGGTTTACCACGACCATGTGGATCTAGCGACTTAGCATACTGCTGTACTTGATCGGCAGTAATATTATTTGTTTTGTTTATTGGAGTTTTGAATTCAACTTGGTATCCATTGCGAACACAGAATTCTTCTACATAAGAAACAAGACCAACGTAAAGAGTCTTGCGTATTTGATCGTATAGCCTTACTTTGCCATCCCAGAGACGAGCACGATACTGCGGAGTGAATCTCGCTCCAGGATATTCATAGGTAAAGAAGTCACATAGTTCTTGTTCAATACTTGGATCAGAAAAGATTCGAACATAGACTTCATCTAATTTTTCAATACTTACAATCACATTCCCGCCAAAAATTTCTTCCATTCTACGGCAGTTTTAATTTGCCAGTCACGAGCCTTTATTTGACTCAGAACAGATTCTAAAAAATAAATCATAGTTTCAAGGTAATCAAGTTTTACCTTCATTGTATTTAGGTCTGTGTCGCCAGTTAAAAATTCATCCATCTCATTCTTGAGTGGTTTGATTCCTTGCCATTGAACCCAGCCTAATGTTTCTAATTCATCACGTGACAGTTCACCACGATAATAGCGAAACTTTGCTTTACGCAACATATTATAATCTGATTGAAGTTTAGTGTGCTTTAACTTAATGTTGACAAGCAACCTAACATATTTGGCATGGAGTTTTGGAGTGGCTGTGGATTGTTCGCCAAGATAATTGTCATCGATTTGACAATCAGCGTCCCACATGTCTTGCATTTCTTCTAGTTTCATAATATACCTCAATTAAACGTAGTTACATTATACTACGTTTTTACAATAAAATCAAATAAACTTGTAGTAAGAATATCTAAAAGTTGCATTCCCAACGATATATGGAACATCTACATTCGTTGATTGGAACAGTACAGATTCAATTGCGATTGGAAATATATCAACAAACTGAATTGTTTGCACAGGATTATTATTACCACCGAGAATCTGCAGTAAAGCATCTGAGTAGTTGTTTGCAAGTTCGTTTAACGAAAATGCTGTTGTATCAGATGATTTAAAATTTATGTATTGTTCATATGATTGTGGAAATCCCAATGCTATCATCCAGTTATAAATTGATTGATAATTTTTCATACCAGAGTCAACCAAGAACTGTATACTCAAAGTGTCATATGTTAAATGATCGCCTGGAATTGGAACAGATGCAAATGGGTTGGCAAACATTGGATCACCAAACGTAATTCCTGGAAGGTTTGCCTGTTGACAGAAAAACGATATGTTTGGAATTTTAGTTATAGTGAAATTAAACCCATTCGGTGAGAGTGGGGTAATATTGTCTGGTAAAGGACAAGCAACAGTGTTATTTGGAATAGCCATATTATTATTTAGGATAAAAAAAAGCCCACCGAAGTGGGCTTTTAAGTACTGCTTCTACGTCAGTTTCGTTTAACCGATGATTACATCAAGTTAGTAACGGCAACTTTACGGTAGTAGTAGTTTACGTCAGCAGTCAAAGCACCATCGCTGTCAGAGTTATCCAACTGAACGAATGGGTTAGCAACTAGACCATAACGTGTCTTGAAGCCAATCTTTGGTTGGAAGCTGTTAGGATCAACAGCACGAACCATTTGCAATGGAACGTATGGGCAATAGAACATACCAGCGTCAAAAGCTGAAGAACCTTTGTAACCCATAGTGAAGAACTGAGTAGTACCTTGGTTAGCAGTATATGGATCAACATATACTTTATACTTACCATTTAAAACACCAGCAAAAGTAGTGCTTGCTTCGTCAACATTCAAAGAAGTGTTGAGAGCAGGAGCATAGTCAAGAACACCAGCCATTGCCAAAGCACTTGCAACATCTGAAGAACAGATGATGAAGTTACCACGACCACGACG